TTGGACCTGATATTAGATAGAAATAAATTTGGTGAGAATGCCATTAGAATTTTTTCCGTGAGTCTGCGTAAACTTTACTAGTTGTTGCACCAACAAATGATTCTAGTGGTAACATTGCTGCAATGTCCCATTCATCTGCGGCGATTTCCAAAAATCTGGATTCAATCTGTCTAAACAAATATCTTTTGATACATGGATTTGCCTCAAATATCTTAGAAGCTGCAGCCAAATATCTGTAGTTAATTTTTAACTTTGTTTTTTCATCATAAGTATCATTAGACATTGTATCACTCAATTTGTCTAATAAAACCATTCGGTGTTTAGGATGAATGTAGTGAAGATTCAATCCTAAAAATCCATCATTATACCGTTCAATTGGAATCACCAAAGGAAATCGGTCATAGTATGGCATCGTATCTTTTGTCTTTGGGTCATAGAAATAAAAGTACATTTTTCCAATCATGGACGTATTTTTAAGTCTATCCTTGTCACGCATCAATCCAGATGAAGTTGGTTTCAAGTCTTTTACTTTTGCTCGCAACCATGCCCTAGAAGCATTCGTTCTAGGTGTCAAACCTTCTTTTGCAAGTGATATTTTGATTCTATCAAGTAGTTTTGCCATCTTCTATTTATCTCATATGCCTAAGTCTTTTTCGGTTAAGACCTTGAATTGCCAACCATGTTCCTTGCAAAACAAATCGGCAGCTCTCCACTTTTCTTGGTTCACGGCATATGTTGCCGACTCTTGGATAAAGCGTGCCGTTTTACGTCTCCGCACAGGTTGTTTTGTCTGTGACTCTGGCTTTATCTCTAGTATCAAAGTCGTCTCCTGACCATCTTTCCGTTTGATCCTGACGATGAAGTCTGGAAAGTAACGATGCACTTTTTGGTCAATAGGAGACTTATAGGGTATCGGCAACTCTTCCGATGCCCACCAAATAACATTTGGATTATCATCTAACCACTTCATTACCCTAAATTCCCATGAAGAACGATAGACAATGTTTTCCGCATTACCATTATATTTTTTTGGATTTTTAGGATTGAAAATTCCTTTTTTATATGACATAAATACTATCTATAACACCCCTATAGGACAATCATGGCACTTTTTGGTTTTTCAGACATATCATTTAATAAAGGATCAGGATCCTCAGAAAGAAAAGGTCCTTTAGCTCCATTAGTTCAAAATGAATTTCAAACAACACTTCTCAGATATCCACTAGATGTTGGTAATGCTGACAAGGGTCATTATATGGTTTTCTATATCAGAGAACAACGAAATACTGGATTCAAGTCTGGTAGATTGATGCAAGACAATTTTAAATTTGATGATGGTTCAAGTGCTCAGCAAGAAATTCTTAGTGGATTAACAAGTAAATCTTCCATGGGTCCTTCGGTTGGTCAACAACTTCTATCTAAAGTTAATGGTGCTCTGGGTCAACTTAATGCAAAAACAAATGGTGCTTTGAGTGGTCTTACTGGTGCTATAAGTAAAGCTGCTGGTGGTGTTGCAAATGGTGTTGATAATGTTTTAGCAAAATCTTCAGTAGCAATTGGTGGAAATTCTGCAGCTACCAGTTCTCATATTGAAACTTCAATTAAATCCATAACTGGCGGTAGTCTTGGACTACTTAGAACAACCAAACTAACAAAAGATTCTATTGCAATGTATATGCCGGATACATTGAATTATTCATATTCACAAGGATATGAAGATATGCCTATTGGCGCAGAACTTGGTGGTAAAATCTTAGCAGCAGGTGCTTCTGCTATAGATGAATTCAAGTCTGGCGGCGGTGTTGCTGGTGGTGTAGGTGCAGTTATTAAAAGTGCCGCACTTGAAGCCGCAAAAGGTGTCAGTAAAGCGGCAGGTGAAGCCACTGGTGAAGTATTATTTGCAGCAATGACTGGTAAAGTTGCAAACCCAATGCTTGAAATGGTATATAAAGCACCAAGTTTTAGACAGTTTCAATTTGAATTTACTTTTTATCCAAGAAATGAAAGAGAAGCACTTGAAGTGCAAAGAATCATTGAACGATTCAGATTTCATCAAGCACCAGAATTAGTTAGTGGAGCTGAAGGATTTTTAGTTCCTCCTTCAGAATTTGACATTAAATTTTATTATTCTGGTACTCAAAACCCCAACATACCACCAATCGCATCTGGATGTGTTCTTACACAAATAGATGTTAATTATACACCAAACGGATTTACGGCATACGAAGTTCCTGGTGAAAATAAACCATCACTAGGTAGAACAGGTATGCCTGTTGCAATTCAAATGCAATTACAATTTAAAGAAACAACTTTTCTTACAAAAGCAGACTTTAAAGGTGATATATCTTCAAATGTTAAAAGTCCCACAAGTCAAGGATATGGTGGTATGCCCACAAATGTAGACCCAATGGGTAATAACATTGGATAAAAACTATGGCTAAATTTTTCAATTACTTCCCAAAAACAATTTATACCGCTAACACTAATGTTACTGGTTTAGATACTGTAACCAATATTATCGCAAGATTTGGGTTTGAAAAAACTCTTAAAGAAAATTCTGCGGCATTTTACAAGTACTCAGTACAAGATTCTGATACACCTGAAATCATTGCTCATAAGTATTATGAACATTCGGAGAGACATTGGATTGTTTTGATGTTTAATGATATCATTGACCCACAATTTGATTGGCCTTTGAAGTATGAAAATTTTATCAATTATGTTGATAAAAAATATACAGCAAATGGTGCCGCAAATACAACAGTACAAACTGGTCTTGCATGGGCAATGAATATAAACAATGTTCATTCATATTACAAGATTATAAAAAGAACATCGGCCGATGGAACAGTCATTGAAGAAAAATTACAAATTGATGCCAACACATATGCAAATGTTGGTGCAACGTCATCTTCAATTACTTTACAGAGTGGAAACATAATCACACAAACTGTTTCTAAAGAAAAGAAAACCTATTATGAGTATGAAACGGATGTCAACGAAGAAAAACGAAACATCATTTTATTGAAGCCAGAATTTGTACCTCAAATTGAAAAAGAATTTAAGAAAATAATTAAGTTATAATGTTTGAAATTAAAAAGTCAACGCAGTTTCATATAAATGAATTGGTCCTTGTTACCAAAGGTGGCAACATCGACATTTCACAAATATATGAAGAAATTAATATTTTTGATTCTTTATTGAGCCCTGTAATGACTGGTAACATTTTAATTAAAGATGCAAACGGATTATCATCAAGATTAATTTTTGATGGTTCTGAATCTATATTAATGGATATTGCCAAAGATAAGAATTCTGATATTGCCGCATTTAAAAAATCATTTAGAATTTTTAAACAATCCGATAGAGTGAATGATGGGCAAACCAGTGAAACATTTGTTTTGAGTTTTGTTTCTGATGAATTAATGTATTCAGACCAACAAAAGATAACTCAATCTTATGAGTTAACTTATACACAAGTTGTTGAAAAAATTCTATTGGACTATTTAAAAATTTCAAAGAATAATACTGGTGGTGTGTTTGATGTTTCATATGGCATTAGAAATTTAACAATACCAAATTTAAGACCACTTGATGCAATTGAGTGGTGTGCAAAGCGAGCAGTTGATATAAATCAATCACCTAATTTTATGTTCTATCAAAATGTTTTGGGATATAACTTTGCAACTCTTTCAAATCTATTAACAAAAAAAGACATATTGGATATTTCTTTTGGTGCAAAAAATACAACCGGTGGTAATCCAATATCTGAAATTGGTGGTGCAAGGTCTTTAGAAGTTGTTGCACAAACTGATGGTATGGAAAAAGCAAGGTCTGGTGTTAATGCAGGTAAGTTTGTTGGTTTCGATCCAACAACAGGAACTGTTGCAAAAAAGAATGTCAGTTTTGGAGATGTTTTTTCTTCAATGAAACATGCAAATGAAAATCCAACTATGTCTGCTGTACCAAACCGAGATGGTACAGACAGTACTGAAATGTATGACTCTAAACAAACAGTAAGTTTCTTTAGTGCGGCAAAACAATTTAGCGCCTACATTAAAGAAAAAGCACCAACATCATTATCAAAACAAGATAACACAGAAACATATTTACTCCAAAGAAAAGCAATTTTAGCCAACTTAATGAGTAGACGTATAAAATTGACCATGCCAGGAAATTTCAATTTGACTTCGGGATTTAATGTTAATGTCAATGCACCTAACTTTGGCAAAAAAGAAAAAGGTGGAGATAATTCCGATGAAACATTAAGTGGTAAATATTTAATCATTGCTACTCGTCATATCATTGGATATGAAAAACATGAAACTATTATTGAAGTTGCAACAACAACATCAAATGTTCCTTTCATTGCACAAGCAAGTATAAATCAAGCAAAAGAAATTTTAAACTATTAATATGGAACAAGATAAAGACTTTGCTGGTAAAAATGGTTTCATTTGGTGGACTGGAATCGTTGAAAATAGAAATGACCCATTGAAGATGGGTCAATGTCAAGTACGTTGCGTTGGATGGGATGCAGATAATAAAATGCATCTTCCGACCGCAAATCTACCTTGGGCTAAACCTTTGTTACCAGTAAATGGCACAGATGTGTTTGCACCAAAAGAAGGTGATATGGTTATTGGATTCTTTATTGATGGAGAAAGCGCACAAGAACGTGTGATGATGGGTATTTTACCTAATATTCCTTTGAAGGCTTCCAATCCACAACAAGCATTTGCAGACCCAAGAACTGCAACAGAGTTGAAGACCGCACCGAGAACAGCAAATACGAAAACATATAAAACTGATGGAACTGGAATTGTAATCACAGAAAGTCCTCAAGCAAATTCATATCCTAAAATTTTGGACGAACCATCAACTTCTCGTATTGCAAGAAATGATGCAGCATCAATAACTAAAACATTCATACAAGAACGCAAAGACAATCGTGTAAAGAATGTTCCGAC